AAAACCTTTAAAGAAAACGTTCTTGGCCTGTTGGGCGTTAATAGCAACGTTAATAATATCAATAGCATCTCCTGCTGGCTTGCCAAAGTATCTGGCAGGATCCTTTAGACAAAGTAGTTTATACACAATGTATGCACAAGCAACTGTAGAAACAAAGTCCTTACCGCTACCCTTGCCAAGCTGTAGGATGACTTCATTCTTTGTATACTTCTTGTAGTATCGTCTGCCCTCGTCTGCCCCCAAAATATCCATTAAATCTTCTAGCTTATATATCTGGCTCATAGCTTCAACAATGTCATACTGAATTTCAGACAAAGGTGGCTGACCAAGATAATCTGGAGATTCAACAAACGTCTTAGCGTCTACTGGAGTTTCCTCAAAATTATCATTTTTTAATGCATCTAAAAAATCATCAAACATTCTTTATCCTTTTGATTAGTCCTGACGAACTATATTCATGCTTTCTTTTGCAATAATATATATCTATATTGTTATCAATGCAGTAGGTCTTACCAGTAAACTCTTTGCCAAGATAGTCTTCGCCCAAAAACCTTACATCTATATCTATAGATTTTAGAATTTCTAAAAGATCTTCTTCTGTCTCATAGACAATAACTTCATCTACATACTTAGTTCCACTAATCTGAATTTGACGCTCCAACAAGCTTTGGACTGGCTTATGCTTAAAGTCTCTTTGAATAGATGGATCTACATGCAGTGCAGCTATTAAATAATCACAGGCAGACTTGGCTTCCTTTAGCATTAAAATATGCCCAGCATGAAGTAGATCAAATGAGGAAGCTGCTAACCCAACTTTAATTTTCGTGGACAATAGTGATTACCTCTTTATCTTTTGCTACCTGGGAAAGCCTACGCATAATTTCATCACGAACTTCTGGGTGCTCTGCTGCAACATCTCTTAGAATATTTACTAGTACTCCCTGCTTTCTTTCAATCTCTAGCATTTCTTCTGCAAGCTCTTTGTTTTCAAGAAGTCCAGCTTTTTGCAACATGTCAATACGCTTTGCCTCAATGTCAAGAACTAGCTTAATTGCTGCTGTTTTTGCAGACAGGTTTGCTGCAGTGGTAGCATCTTCAATAACCTCATAGGCTTTTGAAATAAGTTTGTTGTAGTGTGTGTCAGCTCCAACCAAAGCTTCTTTAGCACGTGCACGAATTGCAGAGTTATCTGCAGCCATGGTTCGCCATTCATTAATGTAAGCAACAACCTTTTGGCGTGGCATAGCAAGCTCTTTAGAAATCTGAGTTTCGTTAACCCCTTGTAGATATTTTTCTACAACCTTATTAACCTCATCAAGATGTTCAACTGTTAATTCTTCAAATGACACGTCGTGCCCTCTTTCCTCGTTTTGGGATACGCTTGATGCGATCCTGCTTAAAAGAACGAAACACTGAAGACACTCCGCCCATAATCTCAAAGCAGTCTACCCAGCTTGCTCCAGTTAGTGTGTTGGTAGTAACTCCAACAAACTTAAACTTGCTGCCCCATTCTCCATGGACTTTAATTATATCACCCACGTTAATAGGGAATCCGTCTAACTCAAGGTATGGAACGGTTACAAAATTGGTTGGCTGGACTGTTGCCTGATTACGCTTTGCCATTTCTTTCCTTTGCTATCTTTAATAGAATTAGGTATCCAACTAGATCGTCTATGTCGTTATCTCCAGGATAGTCTGTGCCTCTAGCAAACCTAGAAAGCTTGTCATCAATCCTAACAAGGATTTGCTCCATAGAGTCAGCCTTAGAAAAAATTCTAACTGGACTCAATGCAGAATCTCCATAGGCAAGATTTTTCTGCATTAGCATATCTTTAATTTCATTGCAGACCCTGTTAATATCGTTGACAGTATTATTCATCTTCTAGACTTTCTTAATCCAAATTTAGCCAAGTATACGTAGACTGTTTCTACGCTTGTCCCACACTCTTTTGCAATTTGCTCTGGAGTTTTTTTATCAACGTGGAAACGTTTCTTTAGCCACGCCTCGTTAGTATATAGTTTAACAGCCATAATTTATTTTGTCAACTTTCCCCAGTTATTGATTGCCCAGTGACCAATCCCAATTGCATCTGCAATATCGTTATCATGGACTTCTTTGTCATAGTATGTATTGATAAACTGTATTGTTCTAATCTTTCTAATTTCCCTGGCCCTATTTGAATACCAGGCCTTAGACTTATTAGGATAGTCTTCCATTAGCTCTTTTTTCTCAGCAGTAGTCAATCTTGGATTACCTATAAAGCTTTGCCAGCTAATTGGGTTAATTGATCCTGCCACTGTGATTCCTGCAATGCCTGCAGCACCAAGTAGAGCACCTTGAACCAAAGCTAAGTCAGCAGCAGTTTTGGGACTATTAATAAATACGGTGTGTTCAATTACAATTGTGTCAACAGAATATTCTTTAAAAAAGGCTAAAGTTTTTCTAGCAGCATCTCTCACTTTTGCATAAATGTTAGCTCCTTGAAAGTTTATTTTTCCAAACGACTTTAAGGTCACTCCAGAAAAGATTGCAAAAGCAAGGCTATTTGTGCTAGCGTCAATAGCACAAACAGTTTCTGGCTTATTAATCTCCTTCAAATTCAGTTTCACTTATTAACCTCTTAATTTCTTTAAGCTTTAAGTTTAATTCTTTTATGTTTACGCTACAGCTAGTGCAAAGATTTTCTTCATTATAAACTGAAAGAACTGATCCACAGCCACCAGAGCATACCCTTGTTTTGTTTCTACGATTTTTAATTTTTAAAAATTTGTGACGCTCTGCTATCTTTTCTTTAGTTGCTTCGTCTCTACAGTTTACAGAACAGTAGATTTGATAAGAAACAGATGGGGCAAAATGTTTGTTACACCAATCACACGACTTCACTCAGTGCCTCCAGGGATTTGATTTTGATTGAACCAACCCCTGCATCAGCACATACTTTAGATAGTGGACAAGTTTTACAAATCTTAGAATTAGATCTGTAGTTCTTTGTTGGAAGAGTTTTAGCTTCCCATGCTTTACGCACGTCACGCATCCATTGGAATGCACCGTCTACCCATTGACGATAATAATCATTTACTTCTACAGGAAGAACCAGCAAGTCGTGGTTGTTCTTGTTTTCATAAATTAGTACTGCCCTCTTTTTGCCAAGAATCTTCATGTAGATTAGCAACTGAATCAAGTGACCAGTCTTTGGCTTGTTGTGTGCCTTTCGATATTCAAAACCTTCATTCATCATGGTCTTGATTTCACCCAACAAATCTTCTCCACCCCACTCTAGGATTACGTCTCCGAATCCAAAGATTGGTGGATCATTGTTAACAATTTTAAATTCAGCATCTTTTAGAATTCCTGCATCTGCCATGGCTTGCTGAATTCGCTCATGCGATTTTGTTCCAGCTGTCATATTGGCACCACCATAAGCATCTGCGTTATCTTCGAAAACTCCGCCTTCAAATGCTAGATACCAATATCTTGGACATTCTCCATGTGAGTAGGCAATGGTTGATGGTGCAAACGTTTTCTTCTGCTGAAACTTTGGTCCACGTTGTGCAATATACCCATGCTGAATCTTTTCAATTAGTTCTTCGGTATTTAAAAATGATTCATTTTTCTCAATCTTTTTTAGCATAACCTGTTGTAGTAAATTTTTAGTCATTTTATTCTCTTCTCTATATCATTCTATTATACCATTAACGAATGATATATTTCAATGCAGAAACAAGGTTGTTTATTGATTCTGCTGCCGTGTAGTAGATGTTCTTCTTTGCTCTATCTGACTTATCAACATTGGTTAGCCAGGTAGCCCTGAAGGCCATCTTTGCTGCTATTGCCTGAAGCCTAACAATCTCAATGGTTGCAACCTGCAGAGGAATATCTGGTCTAACAATTAGCTTGGCAATAGTAGTTAGTGCCTGAGTTAATTCCTCATCTTGCATATAATCAGCAATTTCAGATAATCCATTAATTGAGTCAATAGTAGTTTGTTGTTCCATTACATCATCTCCTTGTTATTCAAGTAATTGTTTTCTTCTACGATTTGTTCTAGCAGCTCAAGCTCTATAATTGCAAGTCTTGTCTTCACGTTACCCTCGCCCATTACCACGATTATGGCAGGATCTTTCTTTGACTTCATTGCATCTGTAACAGCTTTAGCCCAGTTATCCTGGTTAACAGTAAATCCCTTTGGATACTCTTTAAAGTCAACAACAAAGTTATGCCAAGAAGCATCGCCTTTTTTGTGATTCCTTCCAGAATTTTTATGTTGAGTCGCACCAATTCTTTTAGACTCTCCACGCTCACTCATAGTCAGCCTTTCTCTTTTTAGGTATATGTAGGTTTACCTTAGAGACATGCTTTTGCGAGCATTGCCAAGTAAGATCTTTTGTATCATGCCAAAGCCTTAGCTGAGAAACTTTTTCGCCACATCTCTGACAAATAAAGATACCAGGATATGTACTAAATGGTTTACTGTGCACTTGCTACCTTGGTTCGAATTGAATCTTGAAGGTCTAAGTCTTCACGAACACGAGCAATAAATGCATCACGACCCTGAAGCTTTGATCCATCATCTAACTGATACCAAGCACCAGTTCTGTTTACTAGTCCTAGCATTTCTGCAGTGTCAACTAGATCAGCAACTTCATCAATACCAATTAGTGGTCCACGGTAATAGAAATCATATTCTGCAGAATCTCCAGGTGCCGAAGTCTTCGAGTTGGTAACTTCCCAACGTACCTTACGGCCAACCTTTTGTTCAACTAGCTTGTCTCCAACTGGAATCTTTGCCTTGAGAGCATTGGAGTCTGTTGAAGAAGAAAACAGTTTTACAATTGTGGATGACATAAACTGTGTTGTCAAACCACCTGTAGGCATAGCCTGGGTATACATGGCACCAATGTTGTTTCTTGATTGCGAGATAGCCAAAATTAGTGCAGGCTTTTCACGATTGTTTGCCCAGTTTAGCATTAGCCAAGCATGCTTTAGATCTTTAGACTCTGCACCAATCTGCTTAGTGTTTTCAAGCTGCTTAAGTTCATCAGAATCTTTTTCAAAGTATACTGCTGGCAATAAAGAACTAATACTATCAATGACGATAAAATCTACACCAACATTAAGCAAGTTAACGCATACGTCTACCATGTCATTAACACTACGTGCCTCTGAATAAATTAGTTTTTCTGTATCTACCCCAAGACGCTTTGCCCAGTCTTCATCATAAGACATTTCTGCATCAATCCATGCACAGAGCTTGCCCTCTTTTTGTGCCATGCCAATAGTTTGCAGACACAGGGAAGACTTTGCACTAGACTTGCTACCCCAAAGCAACACCTGACGACCGTAAGGAAGTCCACCACCTAAAGCACGGTTTAGGCCTGCACTTGGCGTAGGCTGCATTTCTGTTTTAATGCCAACTCCTGCAGTAATTCTTTTGCGAAGCTTTGGATCAAGCTTAGCCAATGCTTCTTCAATTGTTGTCATTAAAATTTGCCTCCATGTAGCTCTGGTCTTTCCTTATTAATTGCAGTCTTTTTCTTAAACGCATAATCTAAGGATATGTTTGTGTATCCATTATCTACCAAACCAGCATACAAGTCAAGTGTACGAATTAGGATGTCTGCCATTTCGTCAGCAATTTCCTCTTCTCCCTTGTCCTTACGAATAGCTTCCATTACCTCTACAGCTTCTGACACAATCATCATAAGCTGCTTAGTAATAAAGATATCGTCTACCTCTTCTGGCCAGAAACCTTTTTCTACTGCGGTTTCGTGCAGCTGTTCGCAAAGATCATCAAATTGCATTTACATCCTCCATTATCGTTGTTCCATCTTTGGTTTTTCCAAAACTAAACTTGTAAGCATTGCCCTCTTTAATCTTCATGTATGCCGTAGCAAAAGCTGTTGGGAATACTGTGACTGAGTGTAGGTCTCTTGCAGTGTCTGCTAGAGTTAGAGATGCCATCTTCTTGCCAGCCTTTGTAATTCTTGGCTTAAAGGAAACAACAAACATCTCTTCTTCCTTGTATGGCAATTGCTTATAATTTAAAAACTTGACAAGTGCGTTATCGCTACCCTTGACTTCATCGATTGGAACAGCAGAAACAATTCTGTTATCACTAGCAAGCAAGATGTATGTACGTCCTGGCTCAATAGCAGTTTGCTCTTCATCAAAAATACCAACACTACCAGTTTTATCTAGGATCTCCACACGTGACCAACCTGATCCACGCTTGATGCCCTTTACCATTCCCATAAGTATAAAGGCACCCTTTTCCTCAAAGTCTGATACATCATTGATAAATGCATAGAAGTGATTAGGAATGTCAATATTAAACTCTGGTAGGTTCAGATACTCATACAGGTTTTCTTTAATCTCTGCTTCATTTCTTGGATGATCAGGGAAAGTTGCACCACCAATAGCACGTAACGCTGCAAGTGCACGAGAGTTAACCCCATTACCTTTTCCAAAAGTAAACTCTTCTAGCTCCTTGTATGATCCAAATGGTCTCTGTGCAATATACTTGCTAGCAATGTTGTCGCTAATATACTTAATTGCAGTTAGACCAAATCGAATTCCCTTACCCTCAATCTTAAAGTCAGCATCTGATTCATTGATGTGTGGCAAACGAATTGGAATATTCATTCTCTTTGCCTCAATTAGATATTCTGTACGAGCATCCTTATCCTTTTCATTCTTTAGGATAGAGTACATAAACTCAAGTGGGTGGTAATACTTTAGCCATGCTGTCCAGTATGATAGCGTTGAGTAGGCCACAGCGTGAGACTTGTTGAACGAATACCCTGCGTGGGCTTCAAAGTCTGTCCAAAGCTCTAGTGCAGTATTTGGAGAAAGAAACTTTGATGCTCCAGTAATAAACTTGTCTTTAAACTGGTCAAACTCTTTTGCATCTTTCTTTTTACCAATGATCTTACGAACCTTGTCAGCATCAGCCATGGACATGCTACCTAGCTCGGTACATGCCAGCATAACCTGCTCTTGGTAAAGAACACATCCATAGGTGTCCTGCGTAA